TGTGCATCATAACCTGTACCACCAGTAAATACAATCGTGTCACCAACCTGATAACCTGTACCACCATTCGTGATTTGTATCGGTGCCAGAATACCTAGAGCCTCAAATGAAGCATAGTCTCCATTGAGATCCAAATACCTAGATGTAGCAGTAACAACAGGAGGTTTCTTGATATTACCACCACCATTCTGTAACAATACAGATGATATTGGAAACAATTGCATGTTCAAGAATGAAAATGCGTTAGCCAAAACTGTATTTGAATTGGCATTGGCTGCATTTGCAAACTGATAATCTAAACTATCTAATCTAATATATTGATGTGGTGCAATAGAATCTAGTGGAACATATGCCACATTTGCTACAGAGTTGGCTCTTGGGTCTAATGAACCAACAATAGCAAGAGCACCTGGAGCATTCGTTATACTCAATATGGTATTTGGACTATCTGAGTAACCATATCCACCATTCAAGGTATTGATATTTAATATAGCACCAGATGTTGTGGTACCAACAACCGCAGTTGCACCGTGACCATTGGCAGTCTCAAGACCACCATATACGATGACTGGATCACCTGCTTGATACAGTAGACCACGGTTGTTTGGATCAATTGCAATCTGGCTAATTTGACCAACAATCTTAGCTCTTAATGGTTGTCCGTTAAATAGAACGTCTTGATTTGCACTATCTACAACACGAACAAACTCACCTGATTGAAACAGACGTTCAATATTAGAGATGAATACTTCTGTTTTTGTACCAGCAACCACAGAATTTTCTACCGTGGCAATAGACTTTGTTGTTTCACCAAATAAACGATAGTTGTTTATACTTAGAAATCTTTTATCTAAAGTGGCAAGTTTCAATGATTTGGCCACATACCATTTACCATCAGAAGCTTTCAATACAGCATCTTTGGTATAAAATAAATCAAAATCAGAATTGTATAATATTCTAAACAAAAACTGATAAGATGCTGGTGTACCTTTAGATTGATACAGTTGTCTAGCAACTTTAACTGCTGATGCCTTACTGATTAAAGCATCTTGTGGAAAATATTGTAAGAAATCATTGATGAAGTAATCAATAAAATCATTTGTGGTTGAATCAATATCTTTATAATTTAAAAGATTCTGTGCTCTATCTAATACTTGGTCATTGCTTTCCATCCACTCATAGTAAGCCTGAACAAATGAAACAAAGTTATTGTAGTCAGGATTTTCCCTTATAAATGCGGGAAGCTGAGATGGAATTAATAGAGATGTTTTTTGACCGTTAGATATCATGATGTCTTAGCAGTTACATTGATGTTAATAGCATTTGAATCATAAGGATCAACAGTTATAATTCTATTGTAAGTTGAAGATACGATAGTTGTAGTTGGATTGACAGACAAAGTTAATTGACCTAAGTCATTGTCAACTTGTGAAGGATTAAATCCAGACAAAGTAATTACACCATTTTCATAGTCAACAGTACCAACGTTTGAATTGACAACAACTTTACCATTAGTTCCATCAATACGATACAGACTCAATGTACCGTAACGACCTTGTAGATTGACCACGGCTGCACCAAGTTGGCCTGTTGTATCATTAGTTGCTGGCGTAATGGTTGCATAGGCAACTGTGTAATTGTTTCCTGAATTTGTTACGTTGATAGCAGTGATAGCACCATTAACATTGATTTCTGCTACGGCAGTTGCACCTGTACCGTCACCATTGATAGTAACAATAGGTGCACTTTGATAACCATAACCTGGATTCAATACAGAAATAGAATCAACCCCTTGTGTTGCAGCTGGTAATTCTTCTAAGAATACGCCATCAACCGTTGTTTTACCGTCAAAGTATTGTATTGCTGGTGATGTATTGATACCACTTAAGAATGTACCTTTTTTAATTGGCACATTGAAATAAAACTTATAATTTGTGGCATTAGATAAGTTAGGATAAAATTTCTTCTGTAACTGTACCGTAATCTCATTAGTAATGATTGATGAATTTGAATTCTGTATAGCAGATATCAAATCAGATACTGAGAACGTAGAGTTAAATGTATTGAGTGTTGTTAAAGCAAAATTGGAGATTGTAGACTTAACTATATTAGAAATATTATTGGCCGTATACGATGTCTTCTTTGCATCATACAATACATTTGCCGTAATTTGAACGTAAGTATAATCAGGATCAACAATCGTTGGTTCAACCGTCATCACCGAGATTGGTTTGATAACATCACTTATCAACCTTTGTTTTTGTGTTTCAGTCAATGAATAACCGCCAGTTGGTTTCAATGCAATGAATACTTGACCATATACTGGCGGTACATTTTGTTCTCCACCCCATACATTGACTGCATCAAAGTGTATGTCAAGGCTATTTTGTTGTATCAAAGTGATGTAATCTTCTTTAGTCACGGCACGATTCTGTGCGGCATAAGACTTAGGTGCCTGATATTTAATAGAAGCAATAGACTCTTTTGTACCACCTTGTGATGCGGCTAACAAAGGAACAACACTTGAAGTTGTAAATGCACCAATATTGTCCATCAATACAAAATTATTGGCACCAGCTGCAGCAATACCACTTGTTGTTATGTAAGAAATGGCAACAATATTACCATCATTCAGATGTTTTCCAAGAACTCCGTCACCAAAATACACTTCATAGTTACCATTCAAACTCTCTTGTAAGAAATATACCAAAGATGTTGGTGACAAAGCCAGATAATCTACTGCTGGTTTGTATATCTCAAATGAATTGTTTGATGACGATTCTTGTACTGTTATTCTAATTGTTGTTGTGTCAACGTTTGAATCTGGTATCTGAAATAATTGTGATGGATTGGTTGTATTATTAACCGTGTATGTGTATGTAACACCGATACCTTGTTTCAACTTAATGTTTTCAAACGTGGCCACACCACCTACTACATTTACTGTGGTAGAATCTGTGGTGATAAAGTTATAGTTAACACCATTCACCGCTTCAGATGAGAAGTTGGTGTATTGTGGCAAAGTAAAAGATGGATTTGTAACACCGTTGGCAATAAAATTAATGTAAGCTGTTGGTGCAATGGCAGACTTTGGAGTATAATCCAACACTTTTGCCTGGGAAACTACTGAACTTCTTTGCAGTGCTGAATCTAAGAACATCTCATTGGCTACCATGTTCAAATAGAAAGCATTGTATTGTGTATTGTATGCCAAAAGGTCAAGTAGAACCGACAAAGATGAACCTTGAAAGTTGTAATCCTTGAATTGGTCTTGTGATTGTAGATAGGTAATGAAGTTAGACTTAATACTATTAAAATCTAAATCAGCGACCTGTATGTTTGTATTTGAAGATGCCATTACCTTGACCTTTGGAGAATTAGATTTACCGCTGTCGGTGTCGTGTTGTTTCCAATATAGAACTGTATTCTAGCTGAAAAAGATACGCCATCTGAATTTGGAGTAACATTAATTGTATCTATTGTAGCTCTTGGTTCAAAATTTCGAATAACAGTCTTTATTTCATCAGACAACAAACCAGCACTTAGATTGTTTACTGGTTCAAACAACAATTTATCTATGTTTGAACCTAAATTTGGTTGAAATGGTCTCTCATAAAAATTAGTCAAAAGCAGGTTACGAACCGAAGCAATTACTGCTTGGTTGTCGTACCTTAGAGCCACATCATTGGAAACCGGTAGTCGGTTGAATGTTAGGTCTAAATCTGAGTATAGTTTGTTTAATTGTGCCATTTTCTATTTATAGAGCCTAGGAGTAAATTCGCTTTTTGGACTCTTGGTTACCGTCCGGACTTTTTCGGAGGCCGGCAAGGATTTTGAAATTTCCGATTATTGATTAATTCTAGACTTTAGTTTTGGTGTACCGATGTAGTTGTTTAAAAGAAGGTTTTGACTATCACCCAAGTTGGTGTATTGTTTTGTAGTATTGTAATTTGTTATCAAATTCTTCAAATTTAAGTAAAACGCTTTGTCAGCGGTTTCTCGTTCGGTCATTATTCCAACTACATTTGCAAAATTACTAGCAATCGTTGTGGCCACACTTAATGATATGTTTGACCTATAATAATCTGAACCCATACCTTCACCAACAGGTATAAGTGTTAAAGTGCTGATAAGTGTTTTTGAATTTGTATACAATGTGTTGGCCAACTGGTTTATTTGGTTGGCCTCTAAAATACTCGTAAAAGAACCTAACATTACAGAGTTATTTGCAATACCGTCAGTTTGATTGACAATATAAGTGGCACTCTTGGCAGCCTGTATTGCTATTTGGTAGTATGGTAAGTTGGTACCATCTATATGTGCGGCTGCATCATCAGCTTGTGTTCTTATATTAGACAATCTATCGGTATGATATAAGAAAGTCAAAGCATTTTGTGAATATGTTTCATTTCCGATAGACAAATATGCACAATTTGACTGTATCCGACTAATTAAAAGTGAAATTGCATCAGAGTTACCCACAATCGGTGAATAAACTGACAATGTGTTGGCTGTATTACTCATCCAATGAATAGAATTACTTACTGGATTGAAGGTATAACCACCAACACTATTATTTGCAATATCTTGTGCCTGCCAAGTTGTAATGACAGGCGGTATACTGTTCATACTAGATTGTGTGTTTGCAGATAATTCTACAATGTTGTTGTTAGGATCGTTATAATTGAACCCTAAAGTGGAGTATACTCCAGTTGCATTATTTACTAAAGCCATAATAACCTCATTTAAAACATAGACGGAATAGGTGGAGTCGTTGGACCAAATGGAGCAATATGTATATGAGCATCAAAAATGCTTGTATTAATCACATCGGTCATCAACACGGCATCCATAAGTATAAAATTACCCAATGGTGCATTGACAGCAGATAAAGAGTTAATCGGACCAACAGTAAAGATGGAACCAGGAACTGCAATTGGAGTTAATGGACTCGGTACACCTAAAGATAAACCACCAAGTCCGGATGTAAATCCTGCTGCTCCAGCGGTTATACCACCAAGCGGACCAGTACCTACCCTAGATTCAGCTGTAATAACGTCAGCCGAAATTGATCCAGCCACATTTAAATCACCACTCAAATACAAATTGTCTCCAGTATTTAAACGTAAAGAACCGCCTGTAATTGGATCAGCGTGTAGAATCATATCATGGTCAGAAACCATTTCAATACCTTTGGATCCATGAGCTCTAGCATAAAAACTACCACCAACTTCAAGGTTAAAGTCGTTACCAACCTTAAGATTTAAATCATTTATTACATTTATATTGGCATCACCTTGTATTTCAATATTGCATTGGCCTTGAATCAATACATTTTTATTATTAATAGTGATTTCATATCCATCACCATATACTTTATGCACTTCATCACCGTTAGGATGCATCTCAATGAATGTACCTGAACGATGTTGTAGACGAATTCTTTCACGAGTTGGAGTATCATCCAATTCAAAAGAATGACCAGAATCCGTCACGGTCGCATGATTAAAAGGATAAACCGGTTGATAGTCAGTATTGGCAGCTGATTCCGGTTCTGTCCACGAATTGTCTGATGCTGGTTTAGTAGACATTATGGAGTGCTCTTTTTACTAGAATTATTTTGAGAATTTTCTGAAGATACATTGGCAGCCGTTGGCAATGAACTTACTAACATTTGCACAGCTGCGTTTGCTTGATTGACTGTGTTTGGTGTTAAATTAACAATAGTTGATATGTGGTCTGACGTAGTAGGAGTGCTAGAACTAAGAGTACTACTTAGTGAAGTGTTTGAGGAAGATGCAAATGCTTGAGTTTGTGTAACCTGATTATTAATCGAATTTGTAGCTGCAAGACCAGTTTGTTGAGCTATATTAGATATGGTTGCTTGAGCAGCTTTAACACTTGCAGCAATCACCACAACTTCTTTGGTTGTTGAAGCTACAGCAGTAGAAACTTCGTTAATAGCAGAAGCAACTTCTTTAAATTCATCACCAGGACCAGGAATTGCTGCAAAAGCATCGAGCATAACGTGTGCTATTGAACTAAGTATTTTCAATAAACAGGATTCTAATAAACCAAGCAATTTTGCTGGCAAACTTTTGATATAGGCAATCATACCGAGAGCCCAAGTTGTAAATGATAAAACCTCAGTTGTGAATTCTAAAATTGGATCTAAAATTCTCACTTTAAAGTCTTTAATTTCTTGAGCTAGACCTTTTAACCAAGATACGGTTGTAGATTGTATTCCGCTAAGGTCTGTAATACCTAGTATTCTTAGTACCTCACGAATAGCTTTCTTTATTTGTTCAGCCGCAGAAATCAAAAATTTCTTAAGACTTTTGTTTTTCTTTAAATCATTAGCAAAGTCACAAGCATGAGACAACTTATTGTTCATCTGTTGTATCATTGTACCATTAACTACACCTTGTGCAATTCTTGGTACTGAGACATTTGATTTTAAAGCACCTGATGGTAATGTTGCAACTAAATCACTCATTTGGTTTGTCCTCTATAATACCTGGTAATAGTCCCATCATAACTGGCATTTGGCCATTTTGTGAGTCCATAAAGAAACCAACTACCCATTCTCCTACATTTGGTGAAGAAAAAGTTTTAGAATTATTTAGCGGGTACATTGGATGTGCCCACGGTAAATTTTCTGTTGGTATTTGACCAGAATCATACCAGCCAAATATACGCACTTGGCATCTACCCAACTTCAAAGGATCATCTCTATTTTCAATTTCACCGACCCACCAAACAAATCCGTTTAGGCCGGCAAAGTTCATTACGTCCTTAGCCATTTATATTTCCTTTTACAATCTGTTGCCATAATGTTGAATTACTATCAGGTGAAGCATATTGTGTCGATGTACTATCTTTTGATATTTCCATAATAGTTTTGTATTCTAATCTTACAAAATCAATTAGATGTCTTACAGCAGTAACCAAATAATTACCTGCATAAAATTTATCAGGTTCTTCACTATTTGGATTAATATTACCTAATGAAAATCCAACCACTCTACCTACAGTCATATTAGAATCACCAGGAACTGATATCTTTATTCTTGTATAATTGGCCAAAGCTAATTGTGCAGTTCTATATGGTATATAAGTCTCTGCGTAGATATTATGTGCTACCGAACCATTGTCTTGGTCTTTAATATATGTGGAATTATTTTCTTGAAAGTTTGAATAAATTAATTTATAAACTGCTTGTGATGTTTGATTTAATTGATGACCTTTTCTATCTTGAAATTGATTAATCAAAGGATAATCATTCAAGGTCACACCTTCATATATGTATGAACCATAGTCAAAGTTAGTTACTTTTTTAGTTCTTGTTAGAATATCTACTGATAATAATTGATTAGAAAAAGCACCAGAATTTATACCATTCAATACATCATAAGAATTTAAAATCTCATATGTCAAAACGTTGTACAAAGCCGAATTCAGATTTGTTGGGTCAGTATTTTTTGGATTATAGGCATAGTCATGGTAACTTTCACCTTGAATCATAGACTGTAAAGACCTAAAATTGAATCCGTTTTTATCCTCAAAGAAAATCATATCAGAACCAACTGTTCCAGCTGTCGGTCTTGCATATACCGACATCATATTGATTGCATCAAATGGTTTAATTGTCGGTATAATAAAATCATAGTTACCATATGTTGGTTCTATGTTTGATATTCTATTTGCAGGAACTTTTAATTCATTCAATAGTATATCAGCCACATTGATAAAAATTGGTTGATTTGGATAAGATTTACACACCTTATATTGTTCATTTATTATCATCTCATCAGAACAAAAGTACAAACAATACGAAATGGTATACATATTACCTTCAAGTTTTCGTTTATCCATCTTATAGATTCTGAATAACTTGTTAATTTCAGTATAAGTATCACCAGTTGTGCTGAATACCATTTGAAGGTATTCATTGCCGTTTAGATTTAAAGCCTGAACATAGTTCATGGAATCGGTCACCAACAAGTATCCTGATGCAGTATTATTGAATATGTCTTCTTGATAAGACAATTCAGCAGCAATAAGTTTTAAATCCATTATGCCTGTAGCACTAATGATATTTAAACTGGATACTGAATAATTCTGCGGGGCACGAACGCCTGGTGTTAATGGAACTTGATTGTCAGCCATGTTATAACTTCATTAATGATGCAAACTGCGATTCAATTTGTGACGTATAGATAGAATTGATGAGGTTGATTGAACGATTGGATTCATTCTGTTCCAATTCATAATCATAGATACTGACAACATTTTTGGTAACAGTTTGAGATACTGTTGTACCACTTGGAAAAGTAGATGTTGTTATTCCAGTATTCGTGGAATTATATGTAGGTTCATCAATCACAATCGTTGTTTTCGTTACATTTAAAGATGCACCATCAATCGTTTCAATAGTTTTTGTGTATTGATAAACGGTACTTTGTGTATATTCTAATACACTTGCCACATTTGCAGCTGCAGCCGCTTCAGCATATTTGTTTTGTATGTACAAATCAAATACACCAGAACTCATTGGCCATTGCCATTGTGGATTTATAATACTGTTCGCAAAAAGTGGCAACCAATATCTGTATGAATCTCCGTAGTATTTGTGTGCCACAATATCAGGAGTATCACCTTCTTGTAAATCATAGTTATAATTTAGAAGTGGATTACTTATTAGTGCAGGTATAATATTAACTCTTTTGATGATATTGGTTAATAAGATACCATTACCTTTATAATCGGTAGTTATTACTTTTGGAAAAGAATTGAAGTAAAACATTATCTCAAATCTCCGTTTTGTAACTTAGCCTTATCAATAATCTGTGTTTCTCTAAAACTTAGTGATAAAGTTGTCTGAACTGGTGCACCACTTTCAAAAGAAGACCACCCGTTTGGTGCATAGTTTACTTCCATATTCTCTAACACACAATCACCATATTTTGGCAAGTATTTGTTCTCAATGTTATTAATCATAAAATTTACATTAAAGAGTGCTGGTGGTATCAAAAACATGGCATCAGTTTGTGTCTGTGCTCCTGCTTGAAGTGCTGGTGAAAAATAGTATTTAAATGTTGAAATGATTTTATCTACCTGTTCTGTTTCATCAGAAGATTTTGGTGTAAAAGTAAATGATAACTGAAAACTTCTTAAATCAATACCAGTATACAACATCTGTACTTGTGGATTAATTGCATATCCTTGTGCTTGTAACACTAAAGATGAGGTTGCCTGTGCATTTCCGCCAGCAAGTCCGGCGATAGCACCAGCTCCTTGTGCTTGAAGATTTATCACACCTGGATCACTAGATATTACACTCTTTAAATCAGCACCTTGAGCAAATTGACCAGCTGTTTTAGATAAAGACCTAATGCCTTGTATTGTTGAACCGAAAGCATCTTGTAGAGATGGTGTATCATATTGTGCTGTATAACCAGCATTGAGTGTATCTGGCATGTACAAAGATATCACAGCACGTGGATTTGTTGTCTGTGGTGAAATAGACAATCCTTCTTGTACAGTTTGACCTATTACGGTTGAACTGAAGAAATTTGTAATAGTACTGACAGCACTACTTAGAAAGTTTGTTGCAACATTAGTTCCTTGTGCGGCCGCTTGGCCAACGGCAGAATCAGAAACCGCTCCAACAGCATTAGATGCCACATTTTCTACAGCTGCAGCTACTGGAGAACTTTGAACTAATGATTGATTGAGTGAAGAAGCAGCGCCACTAATAGAAGAAGCTGCCCAAGTTGCAGCAGCTTTTGCTCCACCTAATGTTATTTTTTGACCAGAAACAACACCATTAGTTGATTGCCAACCAGCAGGAACAATTTCTTTAATTGAAAATTGTATGTAATGCGCTCTAGATGGGTCTGTCGCTAAATCTGATGGATATTGTAGTGTACTGACACCGTTACCAGCAAATAACGAACTCAATGGTCCTTTAGCCAGACCACCTAAAGATCCGGGTAAAGCTACACCTGCAACTGATGTCGGTATTGAAATAATGGCCATTAATTTCTTCTATAAAAATTGATATACATACTATATTTATGGCATATTCAGGACGCTTTACACCTACCAATCCTCAAAAGTACATTGGGGACTACCGAAACATCACTTACCGCT